TTGTGTGGCCCGAGCCAACGCACGTTCCTCAAAAGGACATGTTTGGCAAACCGGTCTGGCGATCTGCTGCGGATGCGGTGATTGACTGGAGCATTCCCACGCCACTGATCTGTAGCAGAAAGCGCCCACTTGCACCTAAGACGATGGCGCGGATCAAGGAAGGCATCCGCCGGTATGGTGGCGGGCCTTTCGTCGTCGCGATGGAGCATGGCGGCAGGACCATTGATGCATCCGTTCCTTTGCCCACGGTGACCTGCGCCAAAGGCGGGGCAATGGGAGTCGCGTATTTGCTGCCACAACAGTCAGACGGACGCCTGAGACGCGCAGACGAGCCTGCACCTACGGTTGCCACGTCTGGAGCCATTGCGCTCGTCGTTGAGTACTACGGCACTGGTCAGGCTCGACCGGTGACGGATCCGTTGCCAACTGTGACCTGCAACGACCGTTTCGCCTTGGTCGAGTTCAGCGAGGACAGCATTGGGTTCCGCATGCTTCAACCGCACGAATTAGCGGCAGCGCAGGGGTTCCCGTCGGATTACCAATTCACCGGCACCAAGACCGAGCAGGTCCGGCAAATCGGCAATGCTGTGCCGTGTGGATTCAGCCGAGCGCTGATTGCCGCCCATCTCAGCCAGGACGCAGATGTGGGATCCGTGCTGAAACTCAAACAAACCACTGGTCAGTCGCAGAACAATCGCTAGAGAGAAGCCGTTGACGCGAGGTGTGGAAGCTGAGCGTCAGCAACATCAACAAAGCAAATGACACCAGAATTTCCCCAACCCGTCAGAGGTCTCAGCGCGTTCAGCTTTGGCGTGCTCTTCCATCCTCTGGCGAGGTTGGGTTTCTGATTTTATGACATACTCAGACAAACTGAAAGATCCGAAGTGGCAGAAGAAGCGCTTAGAAATCCTCAACCGCGACGGATTCAAATGCCTTGCATGCGGTGACACCAAGAACACCCTGCACGTTCATCACTGTTATTACGTCAGCGAAAGAGAGCCTTGGCAATATGGCGGCAAAGCACTCAAAACGCTCTGCACCAAGTGCCACGATGCGGTGCACATGCGAAATGAGAGCGGGGAAGAGGAGTCCGATTGGTGGGACAGATACGGGAAGGCGGCTAACATTTGCGACGAGTTTGAGCAATTTAACGAATGGTTTTATATCCTGTTTTCGGATATCAATTCAGGAGGCAAAACCCAATCCGCATTTCACTTGATACTTTCAACAGTTAGGCTTCTTGGTGAGGAAAGGTTCAACGACAAGGACGACAAAGGCGGCGACACAAAATCCAGAAGCGAGAGGCTCGCCAAGTTTTACGAAGCCGGAATGGCCGGTGTTTTTACTGACGAATTCGTTCAGGATATGGTGAGAAAAACCATTGAGCTTTCGCAAGCTCACAACGCAGTGAAATCCAGAAAATGAGTTCATACACCAAACTGTTTCATTCGATTCTGGATTCCTCTATTTGGCAGGAAAGCCACCAGACGAGAATTGTCTGGGTAACGATGCTGGCAATGGCTGACCAGCACGGCGAGGTGCAAGCGTCTGTTCCTGGCCTAGCGAAACGGGCAGGAGTCACGATTCGGGAAGCTCAAGATGCGCTCACGATCCTTATCAGCCCAGACGCATACAGTCGCACACCCGACAACGAAGGCCGCAGAATCGCGACCATTGACGGAGGCTGGGAGATCTTGAATCACGCCAAGTATCGGTTTGAAGCAAGCCTTGAAGACCGAAAAGAGAAGGCTGCAATAAGGTCTAAAAGGTTCAGGGACAGGAACAAAACGCCTCAAGCGTTGCAGAGCGTTGCAGAGCGTGACGCAGCGTTACGCGTAACGCCTGATAACGCTGGCGTAACGCAATCACCTGACAAAGCAGAAGCAGAAGCAGATGCAAACAAACCCCCCTCACCCCCTCTAGGGGGAACACCGGCTGCGCCAGTGGGTGATGTTCCGCAGGCTCCGAAAGAAAAAGGACGCAGGCAAAGAAGGCTAAAGGTCGATCTCAGCAATGATCACGGCTTCCTTTCATTCTGGGAGGTCTACCCAAAGAAACTCTCAAAGCTGAACGCGATGAACGCATGGGCAAAGATGATGCCGACAGATGACGTTGTTAGACGCATCGTTTCCGACGTAACCGCTAAAAGGAGTTCGCCCGACTGGATGAAGGATGGAGGCCAATTCATCCCTCATCCAGCCACCTACCTCAACGGCAGAAGATGGGAGGACATGTTCGAAGCTCCAGAAACCAAGGAGACACTGGAGGCCAAGCTAAGGGCACACCGAGGATGCCCAAGCCACATCAACCGAGTCAACGCGACGACAGAAGACTTGGCCGAATACGCTGAGATGCTGAAGCGATACAAAGCGATCCAATGAATCCAAACATCGACAACCTTCCACCGCACGACATGCCAGCCGAGCAGGGCGCGCTTGGATGCTGCATGTTGGATCCAAAGGCGCACGACCATGCCATTGAGCAAGGCGTGGATCCTTCGTGGTTCTACGATTTGCGCCACTCCACGCTCTGGGAGGAACTCGGAAAAATGGCTCAGAGCGGCAACCCGACCTACGACATCGTCGCCGTCGGCTCATGGCTGAGGTCTCGCGGACTCCTTGAGGGCCTTGGAGGGCTTGCCTACCTGTCCGAGCTTATGGACGCCGTGCCCAGCGCGGCCAACCTGCCGTACTATCTCGGAATCCTGTCTGGGAAGGCGAAGCTCCGAAAGCTGCTTGAAGCCGCGTCAGCGATCATCCAGAGCGTCCGCGAGACTCCAGAGGATCCAGAAACCGCGATTGCTGAAGCGGAGACGGCCATCCTAGGCATTAGAGGAGCGGAGGTGGTACGGAATGACTCCTCCGCCAAACAAATCGCCCAGAAGGCGATTGCCGCGCTAGAGGACCGGATGGCCGGGTCCGTTGAGCGGATCACGACAGGCTGGCGATCTCTGGATGCGATCACCAAAGGCGGATGGAAACCCGGCAACATGATCGTCATCGCCGGTCGACCAGGCACCGGAAAGACGGCGCTGGCTGTCACTGCCGCACGCCTCACGGCGCGCGCAGGAATCCCGGTTGGCATCATCAGCCTGGAAATGAGTGACGAGGAGCTTGGCGGTCGTTTTCTGGCTCAAGAATCGCGGCTGGACTGGGGACGGTTTGACGACCGATGGAGGCCGACAGAGGACCAAAGCCGAAGGATGACGGTTGGGGCGTCTGCGTTTGCTCGCCTGCCGATCACGGTCCACGAGGGTCATGCCGTCACGATATCCGCCATCGCTGCGAAGGCGCGCCGATGGAAGCGCAGCAACGGAATGCGCCTCCTCGTCATTGACTACCTGCAACTTGTGAATGGCAACCCGAAGCGATCCCGCGAGGAGCAGGTGTCAGAGATCAGCCGAGGCGTGAAGGGAATTGCCCGCGAGCTTCGGATTCCCGTCATGGTGCTCGCGCAGCTCAACCGAGAGATGGAGAAGGACAAAAACCGCAAACCGCGCCTGTCCGACCTGCGTGAGTCTGGAGCCATTGAGCAGGACGCAGACTTTGTCGGCATGCTCTATCGCAGCAACGCGCCTGATAGCCGACTGGAGGAGGATCCAAACGACATCGAGGTCAACCTGCACGTCGCAAAGAATCGAGCGGGACGAGCAGGCGGAGACGTTTGTTTCATGTTCAACCGAGAACTGACAGAGTTCGCAGAAATTGAAAGGGAGAGACCAGAATGAGCGCGGCAATCAACAGTGACGAGCAGGAGACGCAACAACGTCTAGACCGAATCGTGGATCAGCGCATAGAGTTCGGGAAGTGGTGGAGGGAGTGGGCTGAGACCAGGGCGTGCAATACCACGTTCATTCGCGAGGTGGCATTCGAGGCATGGAAGGCAGCGAGAAAGGAAACCAAGTGAGCGACAAATGGGAGTTGGAAAACACACTGCGACGCATGCGGCTGCATCACGTTCTGCTTACAAGTGAGCGCGATGCGCACAAGGAAATGCATGAGGTTGCCGCTCGTGCAGCCAGCGATCTAGAGGAGGCGATCAAGAAACTTGAGAAGGAGCTTGAGCAATGAAACCCAAGAAGATCAGCGCAACGCCGGAGTCAGATGCCGCAAGCCAACCGGTTACCAAGGTTTGGCAGGACTGGGCTACTGGTCGCGACCCAAGACCTGAAGTCTATGTCGTGTCTGTTGAGATGGCGCGTAGACTGGAGCAGGAGCGTGATGATGCTCGTCGCATTGCTGACAAGCTGAGGAAGGCGGCATGGAAGATTGTCAACATCTATTCATCGAGCCAGCTGGAGAAGGCAAGGCGGGAGCTTTATGACTTGTTGTGAGCTACTCGCGTCTTGGGGATTGGAAAGGGGTTTTACATGCCAATGTCGAGAAGTTTGTGGCGAAATGCTGGAATTTACCGATAAATCTGGCGTTTTCGGCGTTTTCCGGCATTTTTTACCCGATTTTTGGAAAGTTAGGAGGCTCCCGTTGGGGTCAGGAAACAGGTGACCGCTGGGGATCAACCTCTGTCTAAACATGGCAAAACCGACCCAAGCCGCAGGGGAAGTCCCACTGTCTGTCACCAAGCTGGCGCGGATACTCAAGGTGGGCCGCGAGGCGATCCGAGCCGCAATGGTCAACGTCACGCCCGCTGGCAAGTCCGAGCACGGCGACCCTGCGTGGACCGAGTCCCAAGCCAGAGCCGCACTGGAAGCTGCTGGCTCGCGTGCGTCATCCGGCCCACTCAAAGATCAAAAACTCCAAGAGCAGATCCGGCAGCTCAAGCTCCTGAACGACCGTAAAGCCGGGACGCTCTGCGAACGCGCCTCGGTCGTCGCATCATTCGGTCGCATTTCCTCCCGTATTACCGAGGCTCGCACGCAATCCGAATCCCAGGCGCCGGTACGCATGGTTGGGAAAGACATCGCCGAGCTGCGCGAGGAGGTCCGCAGAATCTGGGATGACGTCGGACGAGTGCTGGCGTCCTGCGCGTCTGAGTTCCAAGATCGGCCTAAATGAGTGAGGCATCTGTCGACTTCGATCTGGAGGAGGTGGAGCGGAAACTCGGAGAGCTATCCGGCGCTGACGCATTGAAGGAACTAGAGCGCGCAGCCGTGGAGCGTGGAGCCCGCGCCTTTGCGTCGCTGGTGCTGTTTTCGTCCACGCCTGTCTACCGGCAGCGCTGGCGCAGAGCAGCGCAAGCTCGCGTCATGATTGCGGTCTACCTGCTACGGATGCCCGGTCATGAAACGCTGTACTCGCTGGCTCATATCGGTCGGCTGTGCGGCGTTACACGGCAGGGGATCCACCGCATGGCCACGTCGGTGCGGCAAAAGCTGGGTTTGCCTCCGGAGATCAGCACGACCCACCGCAAGAAACGCAACGCCTGACGGTCCGGCATAGGTGTCCATGTTGACGTTTCATCTTTAGGGTGATGAACGTAGGCGAATTTTTTGCCCGCGCCACCGCGCTTCTCGGATCTGCCGAGCAGCACGCGGCCAAGGTTGCGGCCCTGACCGGCGAGCGGGACAAGGCGATCAGCGACCTTTCCGCCGTTTCCTCCGATCGCGATCGTCTCAGCGCCGAGGTGCAACGCCTCGCTGGCGAAGTCGATCTCGCGAAGGCGTCTGCTACTGCCGCCACGCAGGCCGCAGAGGATGCCAAGGCCTCCGCCGAATCCGCGAAGCTGGAAGCCGCCCGCGTCACGTCGAGCCCGTCCGCTCAGGCTGCTGCCGTCCTAGCTGCCGTCGGGCATCCTGCCGCTGCTGCTGATACCGGCAGTTCTGCGAACCCTGCTCGCAAAACCATTGATCCCACTTTGACCGGCTTGGCGCGTGCAAAGGCCGCCCGTGCCGTCGCCAACGCCAACCGATAACCAACACAAACGATGCCCGTACACACGCTGCTCGATGTTGCCAAGCTTACTGGCAACGACGTCGCGGTGGGTCTGATCGAAGAGAATCAGACCTTTGCGCCCGAGGTCCTGTCCTTCCTGTCCCGGGTGATTCCGGGCACGCAGTACAAGACGGCGGTCGCCACCACGCTCCCCACCACTGGCTTCACCGCCGCCAACCAAGGTATCGCGCCGACTCGGTCGACGTTCGACCAGCGCCTTACCGAGTGCTTCATTTTTCGGGGCGCGGTTGAGATCGACCTCGCCGTTTCGCGAGCGTCTGAGGGTCTCGGCCTGCCTGACCTGGAAATGATCGAGGCCAGCCGCGTGACTCGCTCCGCGCTAGTGACTCTCGGCGGTCAGATCTTCAACGGCACGTCCGCCGCTGGCTTTGGCGGCATGAAGGCGTTCACGCCTAAGACTGCCACCTCTGGCACGTCGGCGATCGTCGTCGATGCGACTGGCACGACCTCCTCGACGGCTTCCTCGATCTATGCCGTGAAGTTCGGCCTCCAGGACGCTCACCTGGTGTTTGGCAACGGAAACACGCTTCAGCTCGGCGAGTTCCGGGACCAGCAGCTCACCGACGGTTCCGGCAACAAGTACGGCGGTCGCGTCGCGGATCTTACCGCGCACGTCGGACTCCAGCTCGGCAACGTCAACTGTGTGGGCCGAATTCTCAACGTCACCGCTGACAGCGGCAAGACGGCGAGCGACTCGCTCATCTCGCAGTTGATCGAGAAGTTCCCGGTTGGCTATACGCCCGACGTGCTCTATATGAGCCGCCGCTCTGCTGGCCAACTTGCCCGCAGCCGCTCGGTCACGATCTTCTCGCAGGCCGGTGTCGCGCCCAATGCTGCGCGCACCACGCCGAACATTGCGAGCCGCGTCCAGGACTGGGACGGAATCCCCATCGTGCTGTCCGACAACATCGGCATCACGGACCCGATCGAATAACGCAGCCAACCGAAAGGAACCTACACTATGCCTCGTCAAACTCAGGACGCACTCCTTACGGTCAGCCGTGCGCTGCCCGCCCAGAACACCAACGCCAATTCCTCGTCGATCGACCTGGGCGTGGCGCTGCCCGAATACGTTGGTGAGCAGTCCGAGCTTGTGATCGCTGTTCCGGCGACCACCTGCGCGACTGGTCAGACCATCACGTTCACGATCAACGACAGCGCGGACAACACTTCCTTCGCTGCCGTCTCGCAGCTTGCGACGCTGGTGCTCACTGGCGCTTCCAACGCTACCGCCGCGACCACCCGCCGCTGGCGTCTGCCGTCCACGGTTCGCCGCTACATTCGGGTCAACATCGCGATGTCGGCGACGACTGGCGATCTGACCGCGATCACTGCTGGCATCCGCCTGGACACGTAATCTTACCGCACGGCCCTTCCGCTCATTGGTCACACTGGGCCGGTCTGCTTATACAGATCGGCCCTTTTCATTCCTATGAAGAGACTCTTGCTGGTTTTGCTTTTTCCGTTGTGCCTCCTTGGCCAAACGCGTGCCGTGATTAATACCGGCACAAATCCAAACGACGGAACCGGAGACACGCTTCGGACCTTTGGGCTGAAATCAAACACCAACTTTTCGACGTTGTGGGCTTCGGTCTACACCAACGGAGTCACAAAGATCGGGACGAACGTCGTTCTAGCAGGGCCAACGGTTTTTGATGGCAACCTGACCAACAGCTTTGACTTTGACGACATCAACCAACTCAATCTTGATGGCATAAACACTGAAATTGGAGGGGTTCGTACCCTGTTCCTTGATGGTGGAATCACCACGCTCAGAGGTGTCACGAACCTAAACATCATCACGCCAGCAGTGACCGCCGGAACAGCGACCACCGGCCAGGCGCTCGTGCTGACCGATGCCGTTGAGGGGACCGTTGAATTCCAGACGGTTTCCGGTGGCGGCGGTTCGTTCAACCCGACCAACCTCGTGCTCTACGGCGCGTCCCTCACCCTGCCATCAGGCACGACTGCTGAACGCCCCGGAAGCCCGACCGCTGGCATGGTGCGGTACAACACGACCACCGGCCGCAATGAGATGTACGAGTCTGGGACGTGGTATCAGCCGGCTCGGGTCGGCGAGTTCGATGGCAACTATGTCAGCTTTGCCACGAATCAGTCCCTGACTGTTGGACAGGTCAATCAGGCCCGAGCAAACCTAAAGCGCGAGGATCGAAGTTTCCTGTTGATCAAAGGCGTAAACACGTGGGGCATTACTTCTTCTGGGCGTACATCAAACATCGTTACGCTGACGCTTAATAAGGCTCACGGCGCAATCAATGGTCAGAAGTTCAATGTCGTGTTGGCTACCAACTCGATGCTCAACGCCACCGAGGCCGTGATGACTGTGGGTGCATCAAACATCCTGACCTACACCCTTTCCGGAACCAACGTCCCAACGGCGACAGAGGGAACCACTGGTACATACACAGTGGGCTGGGAGGTCGTGAACGACAGCGGGCACGCCCCGTGGGGCAACCCGTTCATCCAGGCTATCACCACGTCCCAGATCACGATCGCATGGGACACGCCGGCAGCTGGGTCAAAGGTCCTTGCGGCGACCGTTGGCAATCACGCCAACTCCGCCCAGGGCAAGCTGTGGCCAGTCCTAAACGGTGTCGGGGCGAACACCGTGAATGTCCAGCTTCGCCATCAAGAGACCGTTGGAGGTCGAGTGTACTGGAACGGGACCACCACTGGCGGGGGAATCACAGCCAACGCCAACTGGGTCAAGGAAGGTGATTCGACGTCGGCATCATTTGTGGCATCCACTCTGTCCACATTGTTCATCGGTCACGGCAACAACAAGCTGCCGACGCAAGGATCACGTGGCCCGTCATCGTGGCCTCCTCCAGTGCTGACGGCAAACAGTGGGGCTATCCGCTGCATCCTACCAAATTTTCAAGTCAGTCCGTTTACGGTTGCGGCGTACCAGCCAGCCTCCACTGGGTTTTACATGCAGTTTGTAGACTCCTCTGGAACAATCATGGACCAGACCGCTCTCGAAGCGATCAGCCCGGCATCAGGCCTTCAACTTACATGGTCCCGCACTGTGGACACGCTGATTCAGGACCACACCGCCGTCGACTCGTACGGCGCGTTCACAATGTGGTTGGATGTGCAGTTCTTGCTGCCTTGATTTCTTTAAAATCAAAACCTTAGTCCATTCATTGACGCCTACACCATCACGCACACGGCAAGCGCCAAGACCGTGATTCAATCGCTTGTGACGCGAAATGCTTCCGGCAAAATCACTGCGCAGCCAGCGCTTACAGTTGATTGACGTATGAAGAATGAAATCGACGAAAGCACACGCGTAAACCTCCCTCTCAGATTGTTGTGGGCAATCCTGATTGGAGTCGGATTCGGAGGGTTTTGGTTGGCTGCAACATTCAACCACTTGTCCGAGATCAAGCGGAGCATTGCCAGCATTGAGCGAAAGCTGGAGTCGTTTAACAGTCGGTTGGACGACCACGAGCGTCGATTGATCAAGATCGAAGCCAAAACCGGAATCGCAAAACATGACGCTCGCTGAAGCAATCCCGCTGGCGACCACGGCAAGCCTAGGCCTCGGAGCCTTGGCTAAGTCTTGGCCGAAGTTTCCAAACGCATACATCCCGACGCTGGCTGCGGTTGCTGGCGCTCTTCTGGTGCCCGCGCTGTGCGGCTGGGATGCGTTGAACATCGTCTCAGGCTTTGTCGCTGGCCTCGGAGCAACCGGCATTCACCAGGGCGTCAAGGGCGCAGCGGACGACGTTAAGCGTCGGACGGGCAACACCGAGACCATCAAGAAATGAAACGCATTGCACTGATTGTAGCGCTAGCCATGGCTGGCTGCGCTAGATTTAAGACCACTCAGATCGACGAACGAAAGGCACCAGATGGACAGATTACCAAGGTCAGCACGATCGTCTCGGCTTCAACGCTCTTCACGTCTCGGTCGCAACTCGCAAACTTCAAAGCCAGCCAAACCGAAAAGCAGCAAGGAGCAAGCGTCGGAAGCCTCGCCCAGGAATCCAGCGGCACCAATGCCGTCCGAGCCCTTGAAGCCCTTGACTCCATTCTCGGGAAGATCCGCTAGAGCAACTGCGCAGCAGCTTGTGGATGCTGCTGATTCCGGCGTGGTTCCCGAATGGTTTTCGATGCAGGAAAAGGAAGCGGTCTATAAGCTGATGCAATGAAGATCGCCGACATGACACGCGCGGGATTGTCCAGCCTGCGAACGCTGCTGGACTCGCCGACGTTTACTTGGCGCTCTGTTGCTGTGCCCTGCGTGCCTAACACGCTTGGCATCGGATCCATTGTCGCGGATGGCGGGTACGACATGACGGTGTCGCTGACGCTGTTTGTCGACCGCGAGGAGTTCCTGACCGCTGACTCGACGTTGGTAACAATGGACTCGGAGCTGTACACCATGGACAACGACAGGCCGACTCCGGTGACCGGAAAGACGATCATCTACCAAGGCGCGACTCGCCGCATCCTGAAGACGTCGTTCTCGCCGGATGGCGTCTATGTTATCCTCATGTGCGCGGACGCGAACGCGTGAAGACAGTCTTCACAATCGAAGCAGAGAAGTTCAACGAGGTGATGAAGCGATGGCTTGTTACCACGAGCCGCGAGCTATCGGTGGCAGTCAATGCGCGCATGGCGTTCTTGCTGATGCGCATGTTCGTTCTGATTCCGCCGCATCGCGTTCAGCAAAAGCGGGACGAGATTCGGACGTACTTTCACCAACCAATCGGCGACAGGCGCAAAGACAAAAAGACCGGAAAGGCTGTCGGTCGAGCTAGGCAACTTCGGCGGGTGCATCTGATCGCGCAGGCGCGAAACGCTAAGGCTGGCAAGCCGGGCCTGTATGGCGAGGACATGGCTAAGGCTGCCGCGTCGCTGCGTCGGAAAGCCGTCGGATCTGTTGGTTATCTGAAGTCTGGATTGATCGGAGCCATCAGGAAATTCCAAGGCCATTTCACGCAGTTCGGCGGCTCAACGAAAAAGTCCGGCGGAAAGCAGATTTCCGGCAATGCCGCGTTCATGCGGTTGGTCGACCAATACGGAGGCATGCAAGGAACCGGCAACGTCGCGAAGCACCGAGGCGCAAAGTTTGAGGTGTTGGCAGCCAAGCCTGGATTGTCAGGAAGCAAGACCGAGGCGTGGATGCAAGTGTCTATCGGCATCGCGGACGACCAAGTGCAGAAGGTAGACGCGATCTACGCGACGGCAGCAACTCGCGCCTTCCGCGATGAGCGCGAGGAGATGGAGCGTCACCTAGCGGAGAAACTTGCGGTTGCCGCAGATGCCGCCATAAAAGCGGCGTGATTGATCTAGCTGAGGAGTGGGCGCGGATTCCGTGGGTGCCTGACAGACGCCCCATCTCAGATTGGGCCCATGACAACGTCATCCTTCCGCCGACGCTGACGTTTTCGGGAGCGTTTGATCCAACTATCAGCCGCCACTTCGTCGCACCACTGGAAAGCTTGAAGTCCGACCGCGTGCGAGAGGTCAACATCCTGGCTCCTCCGCGCACCGGGAAGACCCTAATCGCCGACGTGTTCGCGCCTTGGGCAATCGCTCAGGATCCCGGCCCGCTGCTCTGGGTGTTCGCGACCGATGATCTAGCCCGCCTGCACTGCGAAACGCGCCTAATGCCCATTCTGCACGCCTGCGCGCCCGTCCATTCGTTGCTGCCAGAGAACCGGCACAAGGACCGCTCAACCGAGATCCAGTTAGCCAATGGCTACCCGGTCCATGTCAAGGGTCCTGCATTAGGCAACCTACAGGCCAGAGGCTACCGCTACCTAATCGGCGACGAGCTTTGGCTTTGGCCGCACGGCCGACTTGGGCAGGCCAAGACGCGTCTGGGTGACTTCCGGCGCAACCAGTCCGACAAGTTCTTGGGCATCTCGCAGGGTGGGGAGACTGGCGGCGAATGGTGGCAGCAATTCACGTCCGGCGTGATCCACGAGTGGGAAGTCCCTTGCGATGGATGCGGGGTTTTCCAGATCCCGGTATTCAGCGGAAAGCATGCGGACGGTCGACGCTTTGGCATTGTCTTTGCGGCGGACAAGCGCGGCGACGGCAGCTACGACGTCGAAGGCGCAAAGGCCTCGGTTCGGTACGTCTGCCAGCACTGCGGTCACGAGCATCGAGAATGCAAGCAGACTCAAGGCAGATGGAATGCATCCGGTCGTTACACGCGCACGGATGGTGGGTCGGAAGACATTCACTCGTTCCATTGGAATGACATCATTAGCGCGCAGTGGAAGGACATGGTTGCGCTGTTTCTGGCTGCCCGCGTGCAGGCAAAGCGCGGCAACTGGAAGCCATTGGTTGACTTCACTCAGAAGCAACTCGCCGAGTTCGGTACCGAGCGCACCGTTGCCGAGCAGGACAACCCGCTCCAACGCGTCGAAATGTCAGCATCCGAGGAATGGCCCGAGGAAGCTCTGCGCTTTCTGGCAGTGGACACCCAGCATGGGCATTTCCACGTCATGGCTAGAGCATGGGCTAAGACTGGCGAGAGCCGCCGTCTGTTCTGGGGCCAACTCAAGACGCCGGAGGACATCGAGGACCTGAGAAAGCAACTCAACATCAAGCCGCGCTGCGTCATCATCGACGCCGCCTGGAATGCGCGCTCGGTCTACACTTGGGCAGCAAACCTAGATTGGGTCTGCATTCGCGGTGATCACAAAAGAAGCTGGAAACACAAGATTGAGGAGCGTGGCAAAGGATGGTCTTGGGTGGAAAAGCCGTGGAGCCAACCGTGGTACGGCGATCCGGATTCCAACGGCCTAACGGTCAAAGGCAAGAAGGCGCTGGCGTTTTTCATCAGCAAACCGTCGACGGCAGACAGGTTGCAGGGCTTGCGTGACGCTGGCCTATGGGTCGAGCCTAAGGTGGACCCGATGACCAAGGCTGAACAGGACTACGCAGACCAGATGAACTCGATGATGAAGGTTCGCAAAAAGCCGGGCGATCCTGAGACATGGGAACAAAACGGATGCGAGCCGCATGCATGGGACGTCGCGAGAATGCAGGTTTTCGCCGCAATGGCTAAGGGCGTGGCGTAGCGGTGTTGACGTTTCGGCAAAGGGTGTGGCGTTCAATCCGTTCGTCGGCCTGACTGAGGCGGAGTTGCTGGCTGCTCGTAGGAGCATCCAGACTGAGATGCTGTCTGGGTCCCAACTCCAGTCTTCATCCGCTGGCGATGTGCAGGCGTCGTCGATCATCCAGATGGGGCCGTTCCAGCGGTTTGCTTTGATTCAGCGCGCTCTGTTCGCAATCAACCCGGATCTCTATCCGCTTTCCCAGATCCCTCCGACCCGTTCGGTGGCAGTCATGGGCGCATCCGTCTAATGGCTAGCCAACCTGTCAGACTCTTCGACCAGTTCGGGCGGCTGATGCCGACTCGGATCAGCCAAGCTGCCATCGGCTCGCAGCAGCGCCGTGCGCGTACCGGGTTTGATCGCGACTCGGCGAACCTATACAGCGGAACGGATCGGCTGTTGCTGATGTCGATGGGGCGCTGGCTCTACGCGAACAACTCGCTAGTAGCTGGATCCGTCGACGATCAGGCCGCGATTGTCTCCGGCGAACTCACGCCTCAATTCGCGGGAGCAAACTCCGAATGGGGCGCGCTGGCTGAACAATGGCTGGAGGACCACGACCGACTCTGCGACGTGCGCGGGGACCTGTACCCAATGCAGACGCTGCAACGTCTATGGATGCTGCACATCATCCGCGACGGCGACGTCGGCGTCATCTTTACCGAGGGCGCTGGTGGCTATCCACTGCTCCAGACAATTCCGGCGCACAGGATCCGAGACAATGGAGTTGGCACCGCTGGCTCCGACTCGCCTTGGAACGGCTATCGAATCGTTGACGGTGTGATCGTGAACGACGTTGGGCGCCCGCTGGCTTATCGCGTGTACGACGATGCTAGGACGACGTACCAAGACATCAGCGCCGTCGACATGAAGGTACGCTTCCTGCCTCGGTACGCCGACCAGGTGCGCGGATTCTCGGCGCTCGGATGCGCCATGGTCGACTTCCAAGACATCGACGAAGTCCGACGCTTTGAGCTGGTCGCGCAGAAGGTGGCAGCTTCGATCGTGCTGGCTGAGACCAACGAGACCGGCCTGCCTCCTGCAACCGCTGAGAGCATGCTGGGTGAAGACAGCACCGAGTCTAACCCGGACGCCAACATTGCCATGCACACGATGCGTGGCGGCGAGATCCAATACTTCCGCAGTGGAACCGGAGGCAAGCTGGAGGCGCTCAAAGCTGACCGGCCAACGCCAGCGCAGCAGCAGTTCGCGGACTCCATCATCCGCCAAGCAATGGCTGGAATGGGATGGTCGATCGACTACTTCCTCGACCCATCTAAGGTGGGTGGCGCTGCAATGCGCGTCGTCGTCGAGCGGATCAATCGTCACGTCGGCATGATGCGGAGCCAATGCCTGTTTCCGTTGGCTCGTTCCGTTGACGCGTGGCGCATCGCCAAGGCGATCAAGGAAGGCATGCTGCCTCCGTCTGATGATTGGTATCGGTGGCGCTACCAGGGCGCTGCCAACATCACGGCAGACGCCAAATACGCCGCGCAGGTCTCTGAGATCCGCATGGAACGCGGATTGTCTTCGCCGCAGATCGAGGCCGCGCAGATTGGCAACGACTGGGAGCACGTGATGGATCAGCAAATTGCTTTTGCCATCCGGTTCCGCGAAAAGTGCGCCGAAGCTGGAATCTCAACGGACGAAGTGAAGGCGATCAATACGAACTCTGGTACGGCTCAAACGCCAACCGATCAGACGCAGGAGGTAACACCGTGAGCCAACACAAGATTTTCGCGATTCGCCCCGAAGTCACGTCCGAAGCCGTCGAGGCTCTGCGCCCAAAAAAAAGCCAAGACGAGCCGGTTTCAACGCCTCCCTACGAATTGATTGAGTTTGAGGATGAAATGACGGGCATGGAGATGTCCGTTGCCGTGATCAAGGCCCGTGGCGTTTTGGCGCTCAATGTCGACGGTTGGTTCGGCTGCTGCGATCTGGACGAGCTTGCTGAAGAGATTGAGGAGGCGGACGCAGACGCCAACGTAACCGCCATCATTGTCGAGATGGATAGCCCAGGCGGAACCGTCAACGGCACGCCTGAGGCAGCCGAGCGTATTGCGCGAATTTCAAAGCCTCTCATGGTGTGGACCGATGGCGAGCTTTGCAGCGCTGCCTATTGGATCACTGCGAGCGCGGACGTAATCTACGCAACGCCGTCCTCGGTCGTTGGGTCCGTTGGATGCGTCCTCGCGTTCTACGATTACAGCGCAATGCTGGATCAATCCGGCATCAAGGTGCAGGTCTTTCGTAGCGGCGAGCTTAAGGCTGCCGGTTATCCAGGCACTGCGTTGTCCGAAGCTGAAGCAGCGCATTTCCAATCAATGGTTTCCGAAGTCGGGAGCGACTTTGCGGAATGGGTCACGACCTACCGCGACAACGTCGACGTTGACGTGTTTGATGGTCGCGCCGTAAGCGGAAAGCAGGGTGTTAGACTCGGCCTTTTGGATGGAGTGTTTGTGACTCGCGAAGAGGCGATCAAATCCTTCCTGGAGGGGATTAACCTGTGAGCATCCTGAGCAAGACCATGTTTGCGTTTCGGGACGCAATGGAGGCGAAGGCTTGGACGTGGCCAGCGTCCATCCGCGCCGGGATTTCTCGCGGTCCGCTGGACGACGACGAAACGGCATCGCCTGCCAGCAATCCGCTTCCTTCGATCATTGCCAACGCCAGCACGGCATCTCAGATCACGCCGCAGATCGCAAACTTTGAGGTGTCCGTATCCGTCGAGGTCAGGCACCAGGCGGACGACAGCACGCCGGATGATCATCTGCAATCCGTGGCTGAGGTCGCGGATTGGATCCACGGCGACTCATTCATTTCGGATTTGAGTGCGTATTCCGGTTTCACGGCATTCGGTCGTGGGAACGTGAATCAAAGCTTCGACCAGATGGGTCGCAAGTGGGTCACTCGATTTGAGTTTCAACTGACGGCAGCGCCGTCCGACATCAGCTAAAGGATACACATGGCCTCACAAACGCAGGGTGCAGCTAACGGATTCGGCACATACGGAGGAACAGCAGGATCAAGGACGCCTGTCAGCTTCACCGTGTACAACGCCAGCAACACATCGCTCGGCGCTGGGTTTGTTATGCCCACGGTCGACGGATTCACGCTGACGCATAACTACGAGACCTCCAACACCCGGCTCGGCAACGGCGACTACGATTCCCACACCGTTCACGGCGAGTATCTGGAAATGTCGTGCGATTTGGTTTTCGTTGGATCGAGCGAAGCCAACCTTGCGCTTGCGGAGCGCGGTTTTCCGCCAGGTTCGACGATCGTGATTTCAGGCGCACCGGTCCGTTCGATGGGATCTTTCACTGACGCGATCAACGTCGCTGGCGGATCCGCTCCAGAAACCAGCCGTTGGCACCCAATGCCTGGAATGACCATCCGCCGCACGTCGACCGGCACCAGCACCGGCAGCATCACCTTGCGCCGTTACCCCGGCATCGTCGGCGGCGCTGCAATCGTTGTCTAATGGACTGGGCAACAGCCATCCAGCCGACACGCGTTCTCGGGCTTACCTTGCGCGAGCCCGTGACGTTGGCCCATGTGCTGTTGCTTGCCGAGGTTGATTCCCCTGTGGTGACTGGCGGAATGGTCACCATTGGGGACGTTGCACTGGCTGCGTTCATTTGCGCGTGGCCTGCTGGCAAGTCGCGAGATTTGTTGTTTTCGCGATGGTGCCCGTTGGTGTTCAAGCTTTGGGGCAAGTTCTGGGCACCAAACGGAGACGCGGAACGGTTCATGGATTGGCTGAGGTTTCAGATCCAACTCCCCGAGACTTGGACCACGGACAACAAAGGCCGGAAAACCGAGCTAGCCGCCCCGTGGTGGCTCAACAGGCTATCGCAGGCACTGGAGGCAGGTATCAGTTATCAGGATGCCTTGGTGATGCCTTTGCGGACGTTGTCGCTTATCGTGGCCGCAAGGCTTGAAGCAAGCGGTGCGGTCGAGTTCGTAAGCGATCGGCAACGCGACTACCTGCGCATGTGCGAGGAGTATTCATTGAGGAACTGACATGGCCATTTTCACATTTCTCGCCAAGCTCGGCCTCGACACGACGGACTTTCAGACCGGAATTAAGCGTGCGCAATCGTCCGCGTCTGGTCTCGGCAAGGGCATTTCGGAAAGCCTGAAGCGTGAGAACGACAGCATCAAGGGCGCGCTCGCCGGGATGTTTACTGTGTCGGCTGCCAAGTCCTACTTCGGCGAGCTAAAGAACATCGTCGGAGAAATCAAGGACATGTCGGAACTGCTGGAGATTTCGACCGACGAAGTCCAGCGGTTGCAGAAGGCGGCGGAAAGCTCCGGGCAAAGTTTCAAAGTCGTTGTCGGAGCGTTTCAGAAGATCGAGCAGATGAAGGCTCAAGCGCTTACCGGAGACGAGCGTGCCAATCGCATTTTTGGAATGCTTGGAATCAACCCAGAGTCATCCTCAATGGACATCATGCAGAGGGCTATAAAGTCTTCTGGAGGATCAGCGAAAGAAAGTGCCGCAGCATTTGAGCTTCTTGGTCGCAAAGTCGGCAATCTTCGGCTCGTTGTCGACGAGTTGAATCAAATGGGAGACGTAAAGACAATCAGCGAAGGCGACATTCAAACTATTGACGACAACGTCAAAAAGTTTGAAGCAGCGTTTCGCGAGTTCATGATTGCTGGCGCTCCGATTGCAACGGCATTGATCCAAGGCCTAACCGCGCTGCTGAAACTGTTTAGTACGGATGTAAAAACAGTGTCTGCGCTAGATGTTGGATTTGGAAAAGCCATTGAAATGAATGCCGCGTCATTTCTCGGTTTGAAAAATGAAGAAGGGCGCAAATATGCTGCGCTGCCGCTGCCTGAAAACCGAACCAAGCAGGCTACCGAAGACTCAACGCCTCTCTTGATGCGAATCGCCAAAGCGAACGAAGACTTGCTTCAGTCGTTCACGACTCACGTCGATCAATGAGCGCATATACTCAAGGCTCGCCATCGTTTGTCTCATCCGGCATCACGCTGGTCTCGACGCGCCCAGTCTTTGACCAAGGCAACGGCAACACGTGGGAATACATTTACGAGGGAACCGCCGCAGGCATTGCGACGCAGGCCGCAGACATGCAGGCGGCTGGAGCCAGGACGACGGTAGATAACAGTGGTCCGGTCTCGCGCCTTGTCGCGTCATTCGTCCGTGATCCAACGCAACCGGCGGCGGCTGAGACCACTTTCGACACTTGGTCGATCTCACAGGAGGAGTACCAGGTGAGCCTGTTCTCAATGGATCGCGCCGTTGATGAGGCCCAAGGCTACGTCAGCAAAGCGCAGTACCGGTCAGACATTGAGGAGGCGGCACGCGGAGGCGAGTCTTACCCGCTCGATCAGACCCAATACCCGGTTGGTTGGTACATCTACAATCTGCTTTCCCAAGGCATCGACACTTACCCGCGTGGAATGCCGGTGCTTAACCGCAACCGCACGTATTCACTGACCTACACCGGAACGCCTCATCGGGTCGTGACGCAGGGTCTGGTCTACACGCGGGCAGCGTTGCTGCGTGACTTTGGAATCATTTCCCCGTTGTCCGAACGCATCCCACTGGATCCTGCTGAAACTCTGCCGGAGGGTTTTGTTTGGGGATGGTATCTATCGCGTCAGGACTTCAGTTATCAGCGGGAACGAAGCGCGCTTAAGGTCACCGAAAACCTCGGATGGCGCTTTGGTAGTTGGAACGCGTGGCCTGAGGGCTCTGCTCTGCAAGGCATCTATCGACTGATCCAATGAGGATTCCGAACAAAGTTTCCGAGCAGGGTCTGGAGCCTGAGCTTCGCCGAGCGTTCAACCAAATGGTTGAGTACCTGCGCACGATCCAACCGCGTGACAGTGCCAGCGTCTCGGTAAGCACGACGACCAATGGCGTAACGATGGCGGTCAAACCGTCGGCTCGCGGAAACGGTTCAGGCAGCGTTCCTCGATGGGGATAATTTATGGCAAACGAGATCACTATCAGCTTGTCGATTTCGGCGAGCAAAAGCGGGGCTTCCGTCAACAGTGTGGGCGCAACTGGTCCGGCTACTGCGTCCTACGACATGACGGGTGCCGACATGAGTTCTGGAACGGTCGCGACTTCCACGACAACCGCCGCCTTGAGCGTCGGGGCTGTCACCGCGCCTTACCGGATCTACCTCTGCAACCTGTCGACGACCTCCGGCGAGGATGTCCGCATTGGAAATGCAAACGCTGACCCGATCACGTCGCTCGTGTCGACGTTGGCTCCAGGAGACGAGTGCTTTCTGGTCGTTCCGTCGGGCACGCTGTACGTTGAAAGCGCGGCGGGCACGCCAAACCTTTTCTACGTCGCAGTCGAGAAGTAAGGTCGGCGCATGCCGATCACATTCACGCGAGCGGAGACGGTTGAGCCAGGCGACGCGATAACCTCGCGACAAATGGCATCGCTTGCGGACGCATTCAATTCGAGGATCCGGTCTGGTCTTGGTGACGCAACCTACCGGATTCCATACTATCTGTTTCAGGCCGCTCGTCAGATTCGCAACTCTGACGGCGGCTTTCTGTTTCCAAGCCAAGGCGAGTTTTTCGAGCAGTACCAGTCGCTCAGGCCGCAGGATGGTCAATGGCCAAACTCATTCGCTGGCACGCCTGAAGGTGTCAACGTCTCCAATCCGCTCGGCGCTTTTGTCTTCGGCAACGAGTCGGCCAACATTGATAACGAGACAGACCGGATTGAGACGGTCGCATTTCTGGTAAACGGCGCTGCTCCTGCCACGCTCGCGGACTATTGGACGCTCGGCCAACTGCAACGCGGAGCGATCGACCCGGACACAGGCGCTATCGCATCACCCGCGCTTGATGCTGCGCGGCTCCACATGCGGATCGCATACAGCGTCCGATCGCCATACGGCAACAGCTACGGAGGATTCCAGCCGATCCCCGAGCTTGGCGCGACGCCATGCGATCCGGCGGACGGATTCACGCCGGTCAACTACGAGTACAAATTCACGAGCCTAGTCGACGGCTCGGTCGTCACCTATCCGGGATCCTGCCCCGAGGAGCCCACGCACGTCGGCTACATCCTGCGCCTGTCGGACTTGTTCGTCGTCGTCCTCAACAACGGTGACACGGACTACTACCGGCGGACGGAGTGGATCGAGGGACCGTACACTGGCGGAGGGTCGCTCAAGCGGGACGTGGGCGGGCAACTAGACCGCGCCGTTGACCGGTACACCAAAGATTTTCGAGGCACCGAAGCACAGCGTGAGCGCGGATGGAACAAAAACGCGTTCGACTTTCAGCGGTTCCTGACTCGCCAATACAGTCTGGCGCCAAACCGAGGCCAGCAAATCGGGAACGAGATCACGGCGACCTACCCGACGTTCTATTGGACGACCAATCAGGCAAGCGGGACAGTCTCAGGCACCGGCCACGCATTTGCCACCGGCTACGTCATGGATGCGGTCTACATCCGCGCCGACAATGTGGCGGATCCGGTCACTGTAGAGATCCTAGACGACGCCAACAACGTCTTGGCAACCGTCAGCGCTGCTCCTGTGGGTGGCGTAGCGGAGGCAATCTACTGGCTCCCTAGTCCAGCCACGCCGACGGCAATCCGAGCACGCCTTGCGGCTCCCCTGCGCTTTGTTGGCGGCACTGGGACGTTGACCGTTCAGACGACTGAGCTGTATCCGTACAAGCCCAACGCGTCAGACGCCTACGTCCTCCTGCGGGTCGCGTCGGCGAAGACTGGCACCGCCCACGGCAGCGGTCTGGAGGAGGAGGCGGCAAAGGAGATCTGGGACGGATACAGGGCGTATGGCTGCATCGTCCCCGGTCCCGGACTGCCGTTTGAAGACGCGGTCATCAACTCCAATGCGGTCTACGACGCGTTCCGTCGGATGTCCCAATGTGTCCGCATTTTGTCCCGCAATCAGCTAATCGGCTACGCGCTGGAGGATGGTAAATCGGTTTTGTGGTTTGTGCGCCAAAACACCATCCGTGCCGACACGTTCGCTGGCATCGCGCCGGTCGACGGTGTCGGTGGAATCGCGCACACTGCACCACCTCGTGGATTCACCAACGAGTGGATGATGGGCTTTCAGTTCAAAGCCTACCACCCGAGCGAGTCGTCTATCTGGAAGCCGTCCGCGTTCTCGGATTACTACACGTTCTCCGACCGCTGCCATTTCTACCATCCAACATACCCGTCCGATCTGCAGCAGCATTTCGATTACGGTCAGACGCTAAGTCTAAGCCCGGAAGGCGCACCTGGCTACCGATACGCCAAAGGTGTGAACAACTCCGTGGGCGACGTGGACCGGTACAAGTCATGTCGCATCTACGAGCCCGATATCGAGGTCGAGAGCGCCGAAGAACTGACCGAGGGTGGCGTCGGCGTGGTCAAGGTTACGCTCAAAGGCCGCCTGCATTACTCGGACGATGCAGTGTCCTCAATTGACCGCGACGTGACCACGTGGGACGTGACCGCACTCCGCGCCGAGGCTTACAGGTCAACCGAGAACGCCATTCGCGAGTATCTAGTTTTCACGAACACCGGGCAGAACGCAATCGCTGGCAAGCCGGGTGACTCTGCGGTTGGTTCAGGCGTTGACTCGCTGGCGGACAATCCATTCGGAACGGTGTTCCCGGCCATCATCCTGACGCAGCTAATGCCGGTCCCATATCTGGACGGCAACGACGCGCAGAACAGCGTGGACACGCCTCTACTGCACGACACGCTCACGCAGGCCGAGCTATACCTGCGCGCCATGTGCGAAGGCTACATTGACGGCAAGACTTCCGAGGAATACGCATGCTCGTCCGGCATATCGTCATGGTATGACTACACGTTCACGAACCTCTGCTTCGACGCGTTTCAAGGCCAATGGATTAGCCCGCTGGCATCCGAAACCACAGCGTACACGCGAACCAAAGACACGCGCCCAGATCTTCCGCAGAGCTTTGGTCCGTGGCCGAACACGCTGACGAGCGCGGAGGTTTGGAATCAGTTCGCGACGGCAGTCAACCTGTTGAACCGCGTGCGCGTGATGCTGCCGATGAAGTTTGAGGCGGAGTCACGCTCGGACACCTACTCGTCATTCCAAACCCGCAACGCGACCAACTCAATCGGTACGGCTGCGGATTGCTCGAGCCCTACTGGTACGGGTTGGTATGCCAGTGTCGACGTTCCAACCACCATTCCGACGACGGTCTCAAGCCCGCGAGCAACTGCAATCAACGCGAGCGCCGTCAATCGTGTCGGCTATCAACTCAGCGCAGGCGCTTACGTGTGCAGTGGCGCGGCCTTTGCGTTTGAGCAGTTCGCCCAGCAGGATGACTACTGGCTCGACCTGGTTGACCCAGACGCAGAAAACGCAATCCCTGAAGGTTGGCGCGGGCAGTTGAATGTGGATGGCGAGATGTTGTTTACCGTAACGACAACTGAGGTATTTGACAGGGCGACAGTCGTTGCCGCTGGCGCTGGATCCGATTGCGCAGGGCTGACCGCCTACCCGCTCGCGTCAGGGCAGGAGTGGCTTGTGGAGACGATCACGCAGACGACCAGCACCTGCGAAATTCTGCCGATGCAGGGCACGGTCGAGATGCCGGAATTAGGCGCGGTCACTGTCTTCGGTGCGCTGAGGTCTGGCACGGTCTGCACTGCGTCTACGGACATCAGCCGCGCAATTGAGCGGGTGACAACGGATGCGTTCATGCTGCCTATTGCGCTGGTCGACTACGCTGGAGAATGACCTTCCGCATCACAGGCCGCGTCCGCATGCCGCAGGGAGTTGCTATCACCGCAACACGTCGAGTGATCGGACCGTCCCGCGAGATGTGCGGAGCGTGCGAATGGTTCCAGCAGGAGGTGTCCAGGTGCTGCCATCCACGCAACGGATGCCCTCGGGGCGCCCACAGGATTTCACCGTGGACTCATCCGCAGGAGTGTCCGGTTTCCCGTAGGGCTTGAGAGGATCATCCCGAAATCTGTTTCGTGATCATCCGCAGGACTACCGGGAATACCGCGCTAGCTGAGTGTTTGCACCCGCGCAACTCCAATCTTGCATGCACGCAATCCTGTAGTCATGGTCCGCCCATGCATGATTTTCGACGAGATTTGCGCGCAATCCGCGATCGCCTGGCCAAACAGGACGTGAGCATTCAGGACTGGGCTGCGGCTGCGGACGTGTCCCATACAACCCTCTGGCGCATTCTGGAGCGCGGGCAGACGCCTAGCGTCAGCACGTACCAAGCGTTGATTTTCGCCGAAAAGAAATTTGCGCCGATGCAAAAATAGGTGTTGCGTCCGCGCAATTGGCAGGCTTTACTGCGCACGTCGATAACGAAACCATTACTGACGAGAATATGAATACTACCGCCGAAACCACCGCTGAGTCGCTGGATGCCCGTTTGGCCAGGCTCAATATTTCCGGCCTGTCTGATGGGCGGTCGAATAGCGTCAAGATCGCTCACGATGCCGGTGTCGACGACGCGACACTCAAGCGCATCGCTGAAGCAATCCGCGTGAAGCGCGACAGCGAAACGATCGTACTCCCACGGAATCGCCTCGAACTGTGCAGTCGGGGACGTGGTTGGGCGCGTATTGGCAAAGGTGACAAGGCGCAATGGGGCGAGCGAGTCGACGGCGGGTACGAAGTTGGCCCCGGTCGCTGGACCGTAGGCGGCAACGATGGATTTACTCGCAAGAAGGAAGATGTGTACGACGTGAAGCATGTCACGGTGGGAGGAAAGATCTGGACCATCGCCAACTAAACCAACCATGAGCAACACCATCGCTGTAATTATGCTGGCCGCGCTGGCCGCAGTCGCCATCTGGGCGCAGTGGTGCGCCATCAAGCGAGCGGAGGACCTCGCCTGCAAGCTGGCGCAGATGCGCGACGAGGCTAAACGCCTGTACGACGAAAACCTGTGCCTACGCGCCGAACTGGAGGCTCGCAGATGAATCCTCCCGCGCACATCGCAGCAGTGGCAACGCTGCTCTTCATTTTCGGGTGCCTGACGCTGGGCACTCTGTTTGAGAAAAAGCGCAACACGCGCCGAAACAGCCTGCGTAAGTGGCTGAAAATCACACGCATCAAGTAACAATGAGCACAAACGCACCGGCGGTGATACCGCCAAAACAAGTGGTCCCAATTGGAAACCGAGGCATTGCGCCGTCCAGCATGGATGACCTGTATCGGTTTGCGACGGCGGTGTCCAAGTCGGGTCTCGCCCCCAAGGGGATTGAGACGCCAGAGGCGATCTTCGTGGCCTTGGAGATGGGTCTGGAAGTCGGCCTTCCAATGATGGCCGCACTCCAAAACATCGCAGTGATCAACGGTCGTCCTGCGATCTGGGGCGACGCCCAGCTTGCGGTTGTTCGCAGCACTGGAGAACTGGCGCTGTTTGAGGAGTGGTACGAGGAAAAGGGCAAGCGACTCACGCGCAACCCAATGGCATTTAGCGACGAAACCGCCGCCGTGTGCCGCGTGCAGCGTCAGGGCTACGAGCCTGCCGAGACTGCGTTTTCCGTGTCCGACGCCAAGAGGGCCAATCTGTGGGGCAAGGCTGGCCCGTGGACGCAGTACCCTGCGCGGATGCTGAAGCACCGGGCGCGGTCGTTTGCCCTGCGCGATCAATTCGGCGACGCTTTGCGCGGTCTGCGCACCGTTGAGGAGGTCCAGGACGATCCGGTTGCGACTGCGCGCAACGTCACGCCTCCGATGTTTGCGACTCCGGCGCCGGAGCCTGAGGTTGCACCCGAACCCGCACCGGTTGCCGAGGCGACGCAGGAAACCGCCCAGCCGTCCGATTTGGATCTGAAGCGTCAAGCGATTGCCGAGGCGTTCATTGAGGTCGGCGTGAGTTTTGATGCGTTCCGCAAATGGATGTCTGAGGCGCGCAAAATTGATGTAGGCGGAGACGGATTCGCGGAACTTGATGAGGCTCTTGTTGGGCGCATCGCGGACAATTTGGGTCCGATCGTGTCCAAGGCCAAGAAGTGGGTTGAAGGAGGTGGCAAGTGAACGCTCAAGACCGCATCGACGAACTTAAGCGCGTGATCTGCGCGCAAGTGCCCGTCCTCATTGATGAGGCGCGGGACAACATCACCGAGGCCATCACCGCGACCATGGAAGAGGCGCAGGAGAAGGAGGAGGGCAAAGCCGTCCTGTCGCTGGCCATCACCGCGAAGTGGGACCTCGACGGAAGCGCCGTGGTCGTTTCCATGCCGGTCAACGTGCGACGCAAATTCACGGTGACTGCCAGCATGGATGACCCAAACCAACCCGCACTGCCGCTCGACCCGATCCGCGAGGAAGACCGACTGGCGGTCGAGGAGGTTAAAGCCATGCACGCCGCAAGAATGAGAGGTGAAGTGTGAGTGACGAGCGCAACAACAAGCCGTCGGCGTCGAGCATGGAGCGTTACGCGCTCTGCCTTGGCTCATGGCAGGCCGAGCAGGGCATCCCGGATCAGACCTCGGACGACGCTGCGACCGGCAACCGCATCCACGCGTGGCTCGCAGGTGAGCCAATGACCGTGCCGTTGACCTCGGACGAGGTAGACCTTGCACTGAAGTGCCGGGAGCAAGAGGAGACAATCCTGAACACCGTCCTGCCGCACCGGGACGAGATTATCCGCGAGCGTCGGTACTGGATGGATCAGGACTGGTCCGGCAAGCCCGACGTAGTGGCAATCGACAGCCTCAGTGGTGACGGTGTGGTCATCGACTACAAGACCGGACGCGGCGAGGTGACAAGCGCCGAGGGCAACCTCCAACTCCGTGCGCTGGCCGTGCTGGTCGGCATCCATCACGGATTAACCAAGGTGACGGTTGCAATCATTCAGCCTCTGGCAGGTGCTCCAACGCTGTGCGAGTACACGTTTGAGGATTTAATCGTCGCACGCGCCGAGATCGGAAGGATCGTAGACCGCATCAACTCACCGAATGCGCCTAGGGTTCCGAGCGCCGAGGCATGCAAATACTGCAAAGCCAAGCCGTATTGCGTCGAGGCTAGGGAAGCCTCCGTGGCACTGCCGGTCGCAGCTATGCCTGCAGGAACGACGGCGGACGCAATCGCAGCCACGCTGACCTCGCAGACCCTGGCGGAGTTTCTTGAGCGCGCAGAGTTTGCGACTCGCGTGATCGACGCGTGCAAGGCTGAGGCAAAGCGCCGACTTGAATCTGGAGACGTTGTGCCTGGGTGGACGCTAAAACCCGGCAGCGAGCGTGAGACGATCACGGATGCGACGACAGTCTATAACCGCACCGCTGCGCTTGGGGTCAACGCTGAGGCATTCATGTCCTGCGTCTCAATCGCCAAGGGCAAATTGAAGGATGCTGTGAAGGCGGCGACACAAGAGAAGGGCAAGGCGTTGGATGCGCGCTTGGAATCCATCCTTGCTGGATGCACCGAAACTGAGGCGACCGCGCCGTCGCTGGTTAGACTTTCCTCCTAAAGGAGCGGACTATGAACGACGAGGAGATCAACAGAGCGATTGCGGAGCACTTGGGGTGGATCTGGTGGGCCATCGAGAAAGGTGGCTGGTACTACCGCCAAGGAGGCGCTGGATACACAAACCGAATCGAGGAAGCCGGCCGATACACCGAAGCGGATGCTCGCAAGGAGTTGGTTCGTGGAGAGCCAATGGGCGTCCATCCGATACCGCCGCCCAACTTCTGCGGCGACCTGAACGCGATGCACGAGGCGGAGAAGGTGCTGACGGACGTTCAGTGCCTCTTCTACCCGGACAACATGCGAGAGGTGATTACGGAACATGATGCGTCCAGAAGGACGTGGCACGCCGCTGCCCGCCAGCGAGCCGAGGCGTTTCTCCGTGTGGTTGGAAAGTGGAGGGGTGAGGAATGAACAACATCGAACGATTCACGCTTCAGCTAGCAAAGCAGTTGGCAATCGACGGATGGGACGTAAAGGACAGCGGGGAGCGCGGAGTTCCGGAGTCTATCGAAAAGATTCAAGACTTGTTGAGGCACGTCCAAGCATGTCTACCGCTCCTGAAACTGGAAGACCTCGAAACCCGCATCGAACGAGCGCGCCGGGAACTGGCGTTTCTGGAGGGGTTGCGATGAACAGGTGTCCCTATTGCGGATTGGAGCCGCGTGATGACTACCCTGTCGAGTGGCGGTGTGGGAGTGTGGGCGATGTGTATCGAAGCAGGGATTGCTTGGTGTTGGAGATTGGCCTGCTGAAGCAGCGGGTGAAGCGGTTGGAGGAGGCGGGGGATGCAGCAATTCACGAGGCGTCTCACAGTCGAGAAAGTGACGCGTTGGAGGTTTGGAACCAAGCCAAGGAGGCAAAGCGATGAGCGACGGACTTACACCGCGTGTTAGGTGCGCGATTTTCCGTGTTACCGGCCAAGTTCCAACGGGAAACGAAACTGTCGCGGCCGGGGTGGCATGCCAACTTGAGCGCGAGCTGCAGGACGCGAATCGACGAGTCGAGGAACTGGAAGAGTACGCGAGGAAGTTGGAGGAGGCGGGCAATCGGATGTACGTGCTGTTGGATCCTGCGAGTATTTGCATGAGGACGACGGAGATGGACAACGCGTTGCAGGGTTGGGATGACGCGAAGATTGGCGGAAAGGAGATCAAGCCATGACCATCCGCACCGAGATCAACGGCAACCCCTGCATCGTCACGATGGCTGACCCTGGCGGACAGACCCGCATCCGAGGCAGAGTGTGGAGGTGGGAGTACAGCCACGGGATGCTTTGCCTGCTCCGCAAAGACGGTGTGCCCATGAGCACGAGTGCATGGCCTACGGAGAAGCATCCGCTTTGGCGGGCTATACGGCGGTGGGAGAAGAAGAATGGAAAGGCAAAGCGATGAGCCATATTGGTGACGGCAACAAAATGGTGAGCGACACGCCCAGGACGGATTGGCAGCTTGATGTATCTCGAAAATTCGGATGCTACCAACCGTGGATCGCTCCAAGTTTTGCCCGCCAACTGGAGCGCGAGCTTGCCCGATGCAACAACCTATACCGGAAGCTGGATGTTCACTCGTTGGGTCTGTGCGATATTATTCGCAAACTGGAGAGTGAGCTTCAGGAGGCCAACGAGCGAATCCGACTACTCATCGCCGAGCGGGACACGGCGAGGATGCAGGCAGACCAGAACTGGAAGCTGCGGGAGGAGTTCACGGCGTTGCTTGGCACGGATGATGTGAAGGAAGCGGTGCGTAAGTTGAAGCGATGGAAGGCGCAAAAGATTTCAACAACACAAACCAAATGAACAACACTATGAGTATTGAGGAGTTCTGTGGCCTGCACGATGCGTGTGCTGATGGTCGCAAGTGGGCGTTGGCAAACTGCGTGTCGATGGAGGATGCGTGGGCGAAGCTGAAGCATGAGTGGCTGTTATGGGTTGCGACGCGCCCGGGTGTGCTGACGCAGCGCGAGTTGCGGAAGTTTGCCGTGTGGTGTGCGCGACAGGTGCAGCATCTGATGACCGATCCGCGCAGTGTGGCTGCGTTGGATGTGGCGGAGAGACATGCTGAAGGGTTGGCAACGGATGAGGAGTTGGCTGCTGCGAGGGCTGCGGGGGTTGCTGCGTGGGCTGCTGCGAGGGCTGCGGGGGATGCTACGGGGGCTGCGGGGGTTGCTGCGTGGGCTGCGGGGGATGCTACGGGGGCTGCGGGGGTTGCTGCGTGGGCTGCGGGGGTTGCTGCGTGGGCTGCTGCGTGGGCTGCTGCGGGGGCTGTGAGGGTTGCTGCGAGGGCTGCTGCGAATGCTGCGGAGGATGCACAAGCAGCGTGGTTGCGGGAAAACACGAAGCCGAATTTTGGGAAAACCAAATGAACAACATGAAGAACATGAAGAAGACACTGATGGCAATGATGGTGGCCTACACAACGCAGGCCGCGACGGTGGTTCACACCGTGGTAATCAACCCGACGCTGACGGACTGGTCGGTTACCAACCGGGTCCCGCAGTTTGATGCGCGATTGGGCAAGCTGCGCTCCGTCCAGGTGACGGTGGATGCTGAGGCTGCTGGCCAGTCGCAGTTCGTGAGCCTCGACCGAGGATGGCGGATTCCGGTGGATCTGGCGGTGACGAACTCGGTGTCGGTGCGGGTAGGTACGCTGGCGGCTGGTGAGTCGGTTGCGAGTGTTGCGAGGTATGTGCCCGCGTTTGGCGCAACCAACGTGACACCGTTCTCGGTGGTGTTGGCTGGCGCGGCATCCACCAATCGCAACCTCGGCGCGTGGATTGGGACGAACACGGTGCCGGTGGTTACGCGGTCCAGTGCGCGGACGTGGTACAGCGGTCCGGGTGATTACCAATTGGCGTGGCGCACGGCAGCGAGCGCGGTGGCTACGGTGGCCTACACGTTCGACGGACGCTGTGAGGACGAAGACAAGGACTCCGACAAGGACAAGGATGGACGATGAACAAAACCTGCGACTTCTGCGGATCGTGCGTTGCAACCATCGCCGCATCGTTTGCCGACTTTGAGTGCGGAACGACCTGGTCCGAGATCGATGGTTGGGAACGATCCATGCGATGCCGCGAGGCAGCAAAGGGGGATGAGTGAAATCCCTGTCCGTCTTTGTCCCTGGGCTACCCGTTGGCCAACCAAGACCTCGGGCAACGTCGTTCGGTGGTCGTGCTCGGATGTACGATCCGGGCACCAGCAACGAATGGAAGGCTTGCGTCATCCATGCAGTGCGAGGGAATGCTGGATTGTTCCCGGCGGGCATCCCGGTGCGGTGTGATCTGACGTTCTTTCTGCCGAGGCCCAAGGCTCACTACGGGAGCGGGAAGAACGCGAGCGTGCTGAAGGGATCGGCTCCAACGCGGCCCACTGGAAAACCGGATAGGGACAACTTGGAGAAGGCTGTGCTGGATGCGCTTACGTCCGCTGGAATCTGGCACGATGATTCACAAGTCACCGATGGGCGGCTGCGGAAACGGTATGCCCAACTGAACACGGGATGTGAGGTCAGAATCGCGGAGGATTTGGAATGAACGACACCATCAAAATTCAGGAGTTTGCGGTTAAGGAAATCGGAGCAATTGACCGCATCAAATTCAACCAGGCATTCCGCAAGTTTCTAGAGCGCCACGGCCAGCACGAAGAAATCGCCGTGATGGATCGGATGAGCGGACGCAACAGAAGAAAAACCGGTAAGTCCAAGAAGTAGTTATGAACATCAACAAATGCATCATCGCGGGAAATGTGACTCGCGACCCGGAACTGAATCACACAACTGCGGGAAAATCCGTGGTTAACTTCACCGTCGCGACGACCGAGCGATGGAAGAGCGAAACCGGAGAACAGAAGGAGCACACGGAGTTCATCGAATGTAGGTCGTGGAGCAAGCAGGCCGAGGTGATCGCCAAGTATTTCCGCAAGGGCTCGCGGATCTATATTGAGGGTAAGCTGAGAACTGAGAAGTGGGAGAAGGACGGGCAGAAGCGGCAGAAGATTATCGTCGAGGTTGCAGCCTTTGAGTTCATCGACCGCAAGGATGACCATCCTGCGAGAAGCTCGGCACCTGCTCCACAAGCTGCGGCCAAGCCTGCGAGACAAGCGCCTGACACAAGCGACAACGTGCCATTCTGATCTATGAGTTCACGAATCACACATCCCAACCTGAAGTTTGTGCCGACGAAGGAAAGCCAGGCTGAAAAGGTTTACCAACGGTACTATCAAAAGCCCATGAAGATTAGCCGCAAGGAAGCCATCGAGGCCCTCAGCAACCGCGAGATCTACCACAACGCCGCAGCGATTGCAGCCGCTGCCGTCAAGTCCGGCCTGCTGCGGATGCCGGTCAAGAAAAAGGACCTGTTGTGAAGATCGAGGACCTTCCGTCGCGAGAATACATTGCCAGAGTCATGCGCTGGGCCGAGCCTCCGCCGCAAAGTAGAGCGGAGCAGCCGTACAAGCCGCATCCGTTGAAGGGAAAGCCGAGGGCATCCGTGGTCACGCCAGCGGAGATCCACGAGATGCGACGGTTGAAGATGGGCGGCATGCTGATCAAGGAGATCGCTGAGAAGCTTGGGCGCTCCTATACGGCGGTCCAGGTGATCGTGACGGACCTAACCAAGGCAACCCGCAATAAGGCCGATCAGAAGCGCGCAATCATCCGGCAACTGCGAGACAGAGGGGCGACCTACCGCGAGATCACGAAGGCCACGGGAGCAGGCAAGACGGCGATCCAATGGGCGGTCAATAAGCCTGTCAGGGTGGCTAGGAGGCTTGCGTGAACGTCCGCATTGCAGACCTGTTCTGCGGGGCTGGCGGGACCAGCACGGGAGCGGTGCAGGCTGCTAGGCTACTCGGTCACACTGTGGAGCTAACCGCCGTCAACCACTGGGACCGCGCCGTGGCGACGCATCACAGCAACCATCCGGACGCTCGGCACCTGTGCGCCTCAGTCGACAGCCTCAACCCTCGGCATCTTTACCCAGACGGTCGCCTGGACATCCTGTGGGCTTCGCCTGAGTGCACGCACCATTCCCGCGCTAGAGGAGGCAAGCCAATGCAGGACCAATCCCGCGCAACAGCATGGTGCGTTACTCGATGGGCGGACGCTCTGTCGCCATCCTGCATCATGGTCGAAAACGTCCCGGAGTTTGCTGAGTGGGGACCGCTCGGAGACGACGGGAAGCCGGTTGCTGGACAAAAGGGACGGACGTTCTTCGCCTGGGTAGACACCCTGCGTGCGCTGGGCTATGTCGTCGACTGGCGCATTTTGTGCGCTGCCGACTACGGAGACCCAACAACGCGACGCAGATTGTTTGTCCAGGCTGTCCGAGGTGACCGCCGCATTGTGTGGCCCGAGCCAACGCACGTTCCTCAAAAGGACATGTTTGGCAAACCGGTCTGGCGATCTGCTGCGGATGCGGTGATTGACTGGAGCATTCCCACGCCACTGATCTGTAGCAGAAAGCGCCAGACCGGTTTGCCAAACAT